CGACCTGCCGCTGCGCACGACGGCCGAAGACTTCGGGTTCTACACCCACCGCTATCCGTCGCTGTTCTACCGGCTGGGCGTCGGCGCGGCGTCGGGGAAACCGCATACATCGACCTTCTCGCCCGACGAGAAGGCCATCACCACGGGCATAGCCTTCATGCAGGCGCTGGCCCTCAAACTGTTGAATGAAAATGACAAGAACGAAAAAACAAACCCATAACGGCGACGAACGCGCCGCGCTGATCTTGGAACTGTTCCGGCAGCTGCCCGACAACAAATTCTCGCTGCGCCACCTCGCTTCGGCATCGGGCGGCGCAAGCAAGGAGGGCCGCCGCGAGACGATGCAGATCGTCGAACAACTGCTCGCAACGGGCGTCATCGAGAGCTGCCCGCGCGACAAATACCGCCTGAGCCCCGCCCAGCGGCCCCGACTCGAAGGCACGGTCGAGATGCTGAATACCGGCTCGATGTTCGTGCATGTCGAAGGCATGGAGCAGCAGGTCTACATCCACTCGCGCAACTCGCTGAACGCTCTCGACGGCGACCGCGTGCAACTGGTGCTCACGCGCAAGGCACGGGGTTCCAACGCCCCCGAAGGCGAGATCACCGCGATCGTCGAACGCAGCCGCAAACGCTACGTCGGCACGGCCGAAGTCAACGAACACAATGTCTTCGTGCGTATCGACTCGCGCAAGATGCCCGTCGACGTCTACCTCCACAAGCGCGACTGCCCGAACGTGAAAAACGGCGACAAGGTCGTCGTACGCATCGCCGAATGGGCGCCCGGTTCGAAAAGCCCCGTGGGCGAACTGGTCGACATTCTGGGCAAGGCGGGCGAGAACGACACCGAGATGCACGCCATTCTGGCCGAATACGCCCTCCCCTACACCGGCGAGCTGATACATGGCATCCACAAAAAGGTTCTGGGCTTAAAAACAACCACTAATCTAAGCAAGGATGCCTTTTCCGAGATGTGCCTCCGTCTGCAAGTATTCTGGTCAGAAAAAACGGGCGGCGAATTTATAATGCCGGAACCTCCGGTTCAATATTTAGCAATGAAAGGATTTGAAGAACTATGAGCGACAACAAACCTATTTTTACCTTACGCGACAGAATGCTTTCCGCCTCGTGCTTTATGAAAACCTACACCCGTGAAGACGGACGGGAAGTTCCGTTATTCTCTATCTGCCTGCAACGCTCCTACAAAAAGAAAGGCGATGATGAGTACACCCGCGAACAGATTAACCTGATGCCGGATGACCTGCTGAAGTTTGCCCGCCTGTGTACCGATGCCTACGGCGAAGTTCTGAAAGCAGCTATGGCCAACCGCCCCGCCAAACAGGACTATCCTGCGCAGGAAATGGATATACCTGACGATGATATACCGTTTTAAGGAATAGGACGATGACTAAAACACCTGAAGAATTAACCGCAGATTGGAAAGCCGGAAAGCTTGACTGGAACAAGTTTTATTACATTAAGCTAACAAGCGGAGAAATTTGTATCGATTATGCCCATGGAGCTTATTTTATAAAAGGAAAACCTCAAGAAATAACGATGGATTACACCACAGACAACGACGTGAAACAAATCCTCGCTCCCGTTCCAGATTATGAAGAGTTTGAATCTTTAAGAAAAACCGCTAACGGTGTAAAATACGTTTCCGATAAATGCTGGGAAAAAACAAAAGCACTTGAGGGGAATGAAACAATGTTTAAATCTCTATTTAGACAATATCTTGAGCGAGAAAAGGAAATTGAGAGCCTGCGTGCTCTGCTTAAAGAGGGAACACGGCTTTTAAGCTTTGAACACGAAACATACGAGGCTGAAAATTTTATTAAAGAAGTAAACGAGGTACTGAAATGAAATAATTTATTGCAGCCCGTGCAAGTCTTCTGGAATGGATTCATGTGGCGCTGCATATTGCCGCAAAGTGCACGGATAAGCGGCAAGTTGAAAGGATGTAAATAATGATTAGGCGGTTGCTTTGCTGGCTTGGATGGCACGAGTGGGGTTGTATTTGCGGACTTCCTTATTGCCACGCCAACGATGGCGGAAAATTCAAACCCAAAAGATGCAAACATTGCGGAAAGATAAAGAGATGAAATATACAGGATACACAAAGCCTCAGTTAATTGAGTGGTGTCAATGCCTTGAACATAATTATAATGTTGAGAAAGAACGATTTGAACGAGTGTCTGGAATAGCTCAAAAACTGGCTGCCCAAATTGTAGAACTTCGCGCCCTGCTAAACGAGGTCAGAGATATACTCTACAACTATAAGCACTGTTTTCAAGCAAAAGACTTGGAAAAGACTAATGATTTATTAAGCGGTATTCACGCTGTATTTGACGAAAACGTTAATAATATGTTTCAAACCGAGCAAGATGTTGCAAATAATGTTGCGAAATCAGATTTGCAACATTCCGAACCAAATTGCAACATTATGTTAAAAAATCCTGAAGATTTTAACACGTCAGACGAAAATGTTAAAGGGGACGACAGATGATGAAAACTAAATACGGCGAAGAAATAGACCCTAATGATTTTCCTTTTGCCGGACAATTCGGCGATTACGTTCGCAAAAACATTGATTCAGAATGGGGTATGGAGAAAAAGCGGGAATTAACCAAAAAACGGAAATATGAAGTTTGTCTAAGTGCGTCTGCTGATGTTACATCCGTGATGTATGTAGATGCAGAAAATGAAGACGAAGCCGGAATTTTAGCGAACAAAAATGCGTGCAACTGGATTGTTGACTTGGTGAGAGGAATTTCCGTCGAATCAGTAGAGGAGTGCAATAGCGATGATTAAAACCGCCCGAGAAATTGAACTTGAGAAAAAGCTGGAGATTGCCGTTAAGGCTTTGAAGTTTTACGCAGAAATGGAAAATGTAGAATGTTTTGGATATTGCGGAGATACAAACAGAGAACATTATTTAGATATTGAGGCTGTTATAGAAGACGGCCATACGGCACAGCAAGCATTAAAGGAGATTAAGGAATGACGATTGAAGAATTTATGCGAGACATAGCCCCGAAAATGCGCCCAGGCTGGGTGGCTATGGACGCAAACGGACTATGGTTTTGGTATTCAAAAAATCCGACCCGACTTGCGCATAATTTTAATATAAAAGACGGGGAAATTTATAAAATGCCTATGTTTGACATCGACCCCGTTGATGACTGGAAAAAATCAAAACGAAAGGTAGGTAAATAATGGCTAAAAAATATGGATTAACAAAGCACGAACAAGCATTATTACGTAAGGCTCAATACTACCAAGATAAAGCCGATGAAATGCACAGAAAATTTGCCGATAGTCTGCAAAATAGGTTTTATAACTCTACCACAATTAACGAGTTTGAAGAGTGGGATTTATGGACGTTGAACGAAAGCGGCGATTGTTCAGGAAGCGAAGTTGAAGAATGTTTTTGGCAAAAAGTTAGAGCTGAAGAGGAGCAACGCTAATGTCATATTTAGAAGAACTGCTGCCCGAGTTCAGAAAAGGGGCAAAGATTAGATGTTCAAATTGGGAAAAAGACAAGTATATTCAAAAAAAAGGTAGTTTAGTTGCTACTGATAATGATATTCTTTGTGATTTATCCGCAAGTGATATTTTTTCAAACCGGTGGGAGTTTTACCGAGAGCCTATTGACTGGGACTACATCATCAAGAACAAGTGCCTATGCTGGTTTTGGAATAGCGACAATGATAATAAAGAATATGGTTTATTGGGAAAAATCTACGATAATCTTAGTAAGGGAGATTATAGATTTTATAAAAAATTTGAACAACATTTTAAACATTGCTGCCCCGTCCGCAGAGATGAAGTAACTTTTTACGAGGACGAGAAAGATGATTAAAGTTGGCCAGATTTATAAACAGCAAAATGGAGAATTCTTTGTAATTACTCAAATCTTTCATCTAAAATATATGTCTGTTATTTATCCTGATGGGTATGTTCAAGTTTATGATTTGGAAGAAAAGAACCAAGATTTTCTATTTCATAAAAAAATCGCCGAATACCCCACATGGCAAGAGGCCGTTAATAGCAAGGAATTCGCTGAAGGCGCCTAGCCCTTTCCCCACACGGCTTATTAAGACGCAGATAGAGCGGAGTTCGGGGCGTGTGGTGTGAAAAATATCGAACTCGTTTCTATCACGCTGCCCTCCTTTCAAGCACTGTGCGGATGCTAAAACCGACCAGCCCGTAAGGGTTCAAGTTTCAGGCAGCGTAAAGTTAGGGACGAATGGCGGTACCGCACAACTCCGGGCGCAGATTTTGGATTAACAGGTTAAATTAAAACTGCTGCGCCCGCCTTTTAACCTGACTCTTCGAAAGGACTTTAATATGACTTCTGATTTTTTAACTGCCGAAGAAATGAAAGCAGTTTTAAAACTTAAAGCAAAAGAAGGTGATACCAGAACATTAAAAAAGTATGTTCTCGCCGGAAAAATTATCCCAAAATATTTTTCCCGTAAAATAATCCGCTACAAATTGGCTGACGACAATATTATGCCAGAAATAAGGGAAGAGTGGAGCTTTAAATGAAAATCCCTTATATGCTAAAAAAGAAGCTGAAAAATGGACATTTAGCATATTATTTTTGCGTTCCTGCCCGCCGTATGCCAGAAAACTGCAAACTAAAAAGAAGCTATGCGCTCGGAGAGGATTATATACCGGCATGCCAAAAAGCCTTAAAATTATATGAAATACTAAAAAACGGAAACAGTACAGCAAAAAATACCGGCGGCAAAAATTTAGAAAATATATGGAACTTATATATTTCAAGCCGATTTTATAACGAACTAGAAAAAAGCACTCAAGACTATTACAGATATCAATACGACTTTTTATGTTCAGCTCAAGGAAAAAGCGGCTCAAAATTTAAGGAAATCCCTTTAGACAATTTCTCTTCAGATACAGCTTATAATCTGTATGAAAACATTCTAGAGAAAGAAAGCCAGCATAAAGCTTTGGCTTGCATGACCTTTTTAAAAATGATTTATAACTTTGGATTACGCAAGGGAGTATACACAAAACCAAACCCTTTTGCCAACTTGCGCGTAAAGCATCCAAAACCTAAAAAACAAATAATAAGCACGGAAGACCTTTTCTCATATATCCGTCTGGCTAGAGAAAATAACCGTTCTTACCTCGCCCTTGCCCTCGAGTTAAATTACTGGCTGGCTCAACGCGTCAGCGATATTCGAAACTTAAAAAAAGATAATATTGTAAAGATAAACGATAAATATTTTTTTGATATTATACAGCACAAAACAAAAAAAAGAGTATTCCTGCCTATTCCCACACATCTATTAGACGAGGTACTAAGCAAGGAAAATTATATTATTGCTGATAAACAGGGGTATTTTACTAAGGATAGACTGGCTCGCCATTTCAACGAATTTAGCAAACAAATAGGTATAAAAATAGTATTTAAACAAATGCGTCATACAGCCGCAACAGCCTATGCCGAAGCCGGAGTAAACACAAATGCAATCATCTCAATTACCGGCCATACAAACGAAGAAATTTACAATCAGGTATATAAAGCAGACACCCCGCAATTAGCTTGGAAAGCATATTCAGAAAGAAAGGCATCCGAAGACAAAAGTCAGAATGAAAATAAAAAAGTCAGAATAGAAGACGAAAAATAATATTATTTCAAAATGTTAACTATACATAAAGCTAGACTCAAAATCTTGTTTCCTCTGGAAGTATGAGTTCAAGTCTCATCACCCCTACCACTTTGAAAAGACTGGATTTTATCCGGTCTTTTTTGTTGCCGGAAAGCATTCTCATTCTGACTTTACCTGCAAATCACGCTCAAATAGATTCAAATACTTACCAAGCGCGGTCAGAATGAAATTTGGCACATTATACCCGATTCTTTTGCATCATTTTCACAGCTAAAATTTTATCCTGCAAAACTTTTTTCAACACCAGCTCTTTTATTCCCTCATTCACTACACACCGAAGCTTAAAGTCTGGATAATCCTCACGCAGCCCTTTCACGAAATCAATAAACTTTTCTCTCGGCGCATAGCCAATCATCGGGTATTTACCCGGCTTGTAACAGCCTATATACGCATCAGCATGAACAATATAAATTTCTTTCAAATCAACCTCAAATAATTATTGACTTTAAACAAAAGTTCTATTATTTATATATATGGTTAAAGTTAAGCACACCTCCCTCATGGTGTGCTCTTTTTGTATCCCGCCGCCAACGCTGGCAAAACGGCCATTTCCGAATAAGTCAAGCCCTAATACTTCGCCTTGTACACCTCAAGACACTTCGCCATATCCAAAAACGTCTTCATGTGCCGGTGGCACGTTATCGGCTCACGCGGTGCCTCGACATAAACATATTCAGTCCTGGCGCAGCCGCAAAGTAACAGTATCAGCAGGCAAAGGGCTGTCCCAATTAAAACCGCCCTTGTCCTTCTCTGCCTCTGCTGCCTCCTCAATCTCGCACAGTCGCTTATCGGCTCGTAACGCCTTTTCATCTCGTTTAGCAATTTCCGCCTCCAAAAATGATGTTTTCCCCAACAGAGCACTCTTTTCACCCTGCAATGCCGCAATCTCCCTGCCCCGCTCGATATACAGGCTCACCGTGATATACAGCGCCAACAGCAGCCCCTCCACGGCGTACGTTAAAAATTTACTCACCTCAGCCAAATCCCCTCTTTAATCAGCCTTGCAATCCGTTTCGCCCGTGCCGGTGTCTGCCGCGCGTAGTCCGAGTTCAGGCACTCTTCTGCCGCTGTTTGCCACTTGCCCCAGCGCATCGCTTCAAGCATTTTCTTGAACCCGCACAGCCCCTTAAAGCCGAGCTGAAAGCACATATCAAGCAAAGCGTATTTTCGCTCCAAATCAAGCTTGGCATAAAAATCCAACCTCGACAGCTCATTTTTGCAGCGGTCAATATCATTCCGCAAAAGCATCAGCGCG